ATGCACCGCCTGTATGTAAACTCCTACATCTCGGGCATCGGTGGCATTCTGTATCTCACGAGCAATATCGTTGGCTAGTTCTTCTTGTAAGGTACCGCGGCGAGCACACCACTGAGCAATACGAGTGTACTTGCTAAGACCAATAAGTTTTTCTGCGGCGATGATGCCAATGTAAGCGACACCGCTAACGGGCTGATGATGATGACTGCACATAGAGCGCAACTCACTACGTACCACCAACATACCTTCGTAACGGTCTGCCGAATCGTTGGGAAATGCTGTTGCGTCTGGTGCTGGTTCATATCTTCCTGCCATTATTTCATTAAAGTACATCTTGGCCAAGCGTCGAGCTGTGCCCTTGCTGTTGGGGTCAGTTTCGCGGTCAATCAGTAGAGTATCCAGTACACGTTCAAAAGCTTCTGTCGCTTCGTCAATCAGTTGTGACTTTGTTTCTTCGTTGATGTATTCGCTAATGTTATCGCCAGCCCAGAAACGTTTCCCGTCACGCTTGAATTTAAAGCGAAGATGATCGCATGCTTTGGCCAGACCGTAGCCGCCGTCGCCAGCCATGGCGTCTAGTGCTGTTTGATTTTTATCTGTCATTTTAGTCCTTGATAGTGATGGTTCGTAAATCTGGATACTCAACAAATCGGGGCTCGGGTGGATTTTCTCGTATGCCCTGCAGCAGTGCGGAACCTAGTTCTGCTTCTTCTGGTGTGGGCTTGTAGTGATATCCAACTCTGAATGTTTGTTGTTGAGACCATGGTGTGATATTTAGATCGCGACCATCATAGCGTTGCAAAAGTATCTCGTGATATGCCACTGGGTCATCCAACAGTATAGCACCTCCACGGCCTATGTGTAAAGGCTTAGAATGTCCAAAACTCAAGCACTGCATGGTACCGGCTCGATACATGTTTCGTTCCAGGCGTCGAGCACTGTCCCAGATTCTGGTGCCCACAAACGGATATTCTCCAATCCAGCGTTGCCATTCGTGTTCGTGATACCGATAATCAATACGCAGTTTGTGCATGGTCATGGCGACACTGAGATAAGTGTAAGGCGTAAAACTACACTCAGTCACGCAATCATATCGCAAGCACAGTTCGATAGCATGTGTGCAACAATCGGTCATGACCGCATAAGGTGCGCCAGTGAACTCAGCTAGTTCTTGTTCAAACTTTAGAATCTTATCAAACACGGTTGCGCTCCGGAAAAAAATCTTGCATAACGCCTTCTCGATGCAAATCGCTGGTCACACAGTGAATACCACCATCCCAGAAATATCTATGCCTAAATGGCACAATGTGAGGAGTGATTCCGTATCGGTCTAGTGCATCAAATACCTGCTTGTTGTAGCTAAACACAGCGACGTTTTTGGGATCAATGATCAACATGTTGACATCAAACACTGTTTCTTCTACATACCCAGTCCAGTGAGCCAACCAGGACTCAACCACGTCTACCACATTGTTGTTGTGTTCAAATCCCGGAATCCACCAGCGCCCATTATTCTTTTTTTTGAGATCAAGAAAAGGTCGTACTGCTTCCCAACTTTGTTCTGGAAGATAAATCACTTCCCAGCCAGGAAATGTATCTTTATAAGTTGGTATGTCCTCAAGACTTATAATTAACCCCGGACAAACAGGGCAGTATGTTCCGTCACTGTGCCCTCCTGTATTAATCACATGATTTCTAGTGTTCTGAAATTCTTGATCAACCAGCTGCTGAATGCCCGCGGTATCCTGATCATATGATTTGGTGCCAAAATATAAATCGCGACCTATTCTTGATATCATTGCCCCGTTAATATTTTGAACATTAATAAAATTATTAATTGTGTTCCCTTGTTTTTTTACACGATCAGAAATTAAGGAATAATCGTGATATTCACTTATCTGTTCATCAAGTTTGAATGTGTCTATGCATTCTTTTTTGATTACGTCAGGCAACTTATAAAAATCATTTAAATTATCACACTCAGGCCACATCGGATCTTTGATCTTTAGATAAAAGTTTTTAAAATCAAATCCATAATTGTTGTAAAACGTACTGCCAATCATGATGTTATAATCTCGCGGGGTCATCGGCGGCGGCAAAAACTTACCATTCACAAGTGTTGTTTTTGCTAAGTTCGGCCGCAGTACTTCTACCCCAAATTTTTCTAATAACTTTATTATGCCTTGATAATCTTCTTCTGTCTCAATAGCAATACGTTCAAATAATTTTCTAACATGAGGAACTTTAATCCAGGAATAAAATTCAGGAGGGTAGCTACGACCTACTACGCAAACTCTTAACGGATCCCAGTGTTGATAAACCGACCAAGTCATTGTTTGTACCATGCCCATGCATGGCCAATTATGTCGTCTAAATTATATTTGCGCCACTCAGTGGTGTAGCGATTGAACTTGTCTGCACCAGCAGTTAGCATGGGAGGATCACCCGGGCGTCGATCTCCCACACGAATCACCACAGCAGAGCCTGTGACCTGCTGAGCAGTGTCGATAATTTCACGATTGCTGATGCCTTGACTGGTACCCAGATTATACACACCCGGCTCCACACGCCGATCTAGGGCCAGAACATGTGCTCGAGCAATGTCTTCCACATGCACATAGTCACGCACACAGGTGCCATCAGGCGTGGGATAGTCAATGCCGTTCAGCACAAACTCTTGACCGTCGCGGATGCTTTCTAGCACACGAGCAATGATGTGTGTAGCACCAGGTTCTTGTCCGTGACGCCCTTGGCTATCGGCACCGCAGGCATTGAAGTAACGAAACGCCACATAGTCTAGGCCATACGCACGATGATAGCTCTCCAGAATCTGTTCTATCATGAGCTTGCTTTCGCCATACGGGCTTACTGGTTCCTTAGGATCAACTTCGTGACAAGGATTCATGATGGGTTCGCCATACACGGCTGCACTCGAACTGAAAATCAGCCTAGTTCGGGGCAGCGCACTGTGCATGATGTTCAAGAGATTCAAAGTCTTGACCACGTTGTTGTGATAGTAATCACTTGGATATTTTATACTAGGGCCAACCAAGCTGGTGCCAGCACAATGCACCACAGCCTCAGGCTGCGACTTGATCAAGCTTCGATATGCTTCGTCGCTGTCAAAATCAGCTTGAACAAACTCGCCAAACACATCTTTCAAATGTGCCGGACAAGGACGTCGATCAATGCCGATCACTGTGTGTCCTGCATCCTGCAACAACAATGCAATCTCGCCGCCGATATAGCCCGCGGCTCCTGTTACTACTACCATCATTCTTCCACCTTGACCACATGATATTTAGATTCGCTCACATGGTTGCGATAGTTTCTGCCTGAACGCAACCATTGGTCGCCTGTGCCCTGCATGATGTCCACACAGCGATCCACAGTGCCGTTGTTCCAGTCTGAGATCAAGCCCATGTTGTGATGTGGTTCACGCAACAACAGTTGCAGTTTTACAAACGCATCGTCAATGCTCCAGGGAACGTATAAACGGTCAGGGTCATGTGCAAAAGTTTCAGGGAAACTCCTATAAGCAGGGTATAGAACATTACAGCCAAGAGCATCTGCTTCCGACACTGTATTGCTTACCCAGTCTTGCAGCGCACAGTTGAACATCACACGGCTATCATTAAGAATATTGTAGTAATCATTTTTCTTTAGATTCTCATGAATTGCGAGTTTACCTTCTGCAGCCATCTGTCTTGCACGAGCCACGTACTTGGGATCATTGCTGCGTAGCGGCCCACCTTGTAGTAGAGCAAACTCCACTGGATGTGGGCCCTGAGCATGCCACATTTCAATCAAGTCCATGTAAAAGTCTGGCTGCTTTTCTTGATCCCAACGTGCAGCAAACACCACACGCCGCTCGCGATCCTCAAACGGACGAATGTTTGCAGCACCGCCAATGCGACCTTGAACTTCTGTCTTGCCAAATGCCAGGCCTGAAATGTTGTAGATGTCAGCAGTCCAGCCTGCAATTCTCATGTGAGCGACCATTTCTTCGTTGGTAGCCAACACAGCACCGCCGGAGTCTCGCACAATGTCATTGACCATTTGCTCATACAGGCCCATCCACTTACTCATGCCCCACACATGCACAAAGTCATCGGGGTCAATGGCCTGTGCCAAGCAACGAACATAGATACGCGGTTGTTGCGATTCAGGCACTTGATTGAGAATGTAACCAAGGCTTTCAAACCCAGGTTGGAACATGTCTTCAAAGAACACCACATCGTCACCAGTGACCGCACCGTTCTTCATCATCTGCACCAGATTCATCATCTGGCTCATGGCAAAGTAACTGCGACCATGTGCGTCCAACACCTGTCCTACTGAGATGGCCTGTGTGTTGTCAATCACCTGGCCAGGCACGTACACCACGTCCACACCACGACGGTCAAACACCGCACGGCTCCATTCAGACAGTTGTAGAGTGTATCGGGCCTCGTAACTTTCAAGTCCCATGTAGTAGAGTTTGCGCATTATATTCCTTTTATACTTTGTAGTTTTTTCAGCATTTGGGCGTCACGGTATTCAGATTTGACCCTCATCGAATCAGACCAAGGGTTTCGATATTGTTGGATATCGTAATCGTATTTTTTTTCTTGTTCATACCGGCCACGACTGAGCTCATATTCCAGACGTTCCATACGCTGATGCAGGTCATCCACTCGTGACATCAAGCGTCGAATTGGTCCCAGCGTGTTTTTGTCAGCAGCCGCGTCTGGGCGAGTCAGGGCCACCATGATCATGAGTTGACGCAGGGCCGAGACCACACGAGGATCCTGGCTGGTCAATGCAGTATCCAACATCTCGGCCAGGGACTCGAGATTATCTTGATCAGTTTGTTCTGAGTTCATGATTGTATTTTACACTGGTTCCAGTAGATTGTAAAGAGTTTTGGCATCAGTTGGGAATGTATTTAGACCATCACAGCGAATTTCGTATCCTCTTGCTCGCAATCGTTGCTGAACAATGGCCTCAGCTACTATGTTGACAGGTTGCCATGAGAATTCCTGATTGTTCACAGTATAAGTTACAATTTGATCCAATAATTCAAACTCATCAACAATGTATTGCTGTCGGCCTTGCCATTCTTGAACAAATTCAGCAAGCCCAGGTTTGGCGGTGAGTTTGCAAAAATCAATCAGTTTGGTCAATGTCGATCCTGTATCAAACAACAAATCAGTATTTTTTATTTTTAAAAAATACTCCGGCACCTGATTGACTGATTGTTGCCATTCTTGTGTCCACACAACATAAAACAGACTAAACCACTCACGCCATTCCCAAGGTTTCATTTGATCCCAGGACGTATAATCAGTGTTCCAATTCACAATGTTGTGTGCATTACTGCCAGAGAAAATTGTTAATCCAAGTTGTAAATTTGTACCAAATGCTATTTTGTGATACTGAAATAACATGTTAAGTTCTGCTGACTGCAAAGAACCAGCATACATCAGTATATTTTTATCTGACTCAGTAGATTTAAAATTTGTTAAAATTTCCGGAAGGTGCTGATGCTTAAATGGATAAATTGGTGTGATAATTTTACACGCTAGATCGTTACTAGCCATACGCACAACACAATCAAGATCGGTAATATGCAGTTGTTTACTGTACGAATGCATAGATCCATCCTCGCAGATGGTCGCATCGACTGGAGTATGTTCTTGAGTATAATTACTTAGAACATACTCTATTGTTGACCCGAACATTCCGGGAACAAAAAACACATTGATCATGCGTTATGCTGGACGGAATCCTGCAAAGCGTCGAGCGTCCTCCCACCACATGTTCTTGGCGTTCTTGCCCTGGCTGTACTTGCTGTACTGCTGCCAAGCATAACTGCGAAAGTTGTAGAGATCGCCTTCGTTGTAGCGATACCCATATTCCTGACAGAACTCCAGGAACTTGTCCAGATCATCAAAGATCTCGGTCATGCGTGGATTGGGTTTAAAGGTTGGCTTGGCCATAATAGTCCTTAGATTTTGATTGATTGAAGGGGTTGGTGGGTTTCATATTTTATGAGTGCTCCGTTTTCACCGTCTTCGGAGACCTCAATCCAGACAGCACGGTCAGGATAGCGGCTGGCGATCTGCATATATAAATCATCTGCCATCATTTCGCAACTTTTAAAATCCAGCTGGAGAGTGCCTTCTTTGTAAAGATTCTCCAACCAGCGTTTAAACTGGATGAATTCGATATCTCGATCTGAATGCAGCACATCAATCCACACCTGAAAATGAAAGATATGGCGATGAGGATAACTCAAAAACGAAACGTCATACTCATCTCCAGTGGCCAGTTCTGGGTCTGTGGCTGCTGCAGGGTATTTGTGAATGCCTTCCTTCCGAAAGGTCACCCAGATTTTTTTATCGGCTCGGGTCATGATTCTGCTGCGATTTTCAGCAAGTGCTTGTTCTCTTTGTTGGTTCATACTGGTTGGTCCTTTGAATATTCATCCCAGGATGTAAACGTGCTACGACTCATTAGGCTGTGTAAACTATGTGTCCACACTCCAGGATTGGTTGCATCAAAATCTACATCATCTATTTTTAACATTGTATTATAATTCCACAGTTTTGTATAGGGGACACTTACTCGAATCTGTGGAATAAAGTTCCTGAATTCGCACAAGCCGGTTTCGTTGAAATCCGCCACAGCAGTGATGGGAATGTCCAGACTACACAAATAACCTCGAGAGAGAAACGACCCTATCATGCCTTCCCAGCGTGACCAATCCAGATTGTTTCGAGGATCAAAACTGTGATTGGCACCAAAAAAGATATGCCCCACAGGCTTTGACCCCCGAGTCATGGCTGCTAGAATATCGTCTGACTTTTGAATTCCTACCACAAACAAGGTAGTCTTGCCGTAAGCCGGGGTATTCTCTACTTCGGTTCCGTAAAAAAAATTGACATCTTCATGTCCTGTTCTGTTCATGATTGTTCCTTTTGTAATTGGTCCATGGCCGCAGAGTCAAATTCGCAACCATCGTCTTCGACTTTGGGTTCAGACATGTCAAACAAGACATTGAACTGAGTACGTGCATTCATGGTCTTTTTGCCCTTGAATCCGCGTGTGCCCACAATCTGCATCCAGTAGTTGCTGTAACTGTCGATGATAGCTTCGGCACTCACACGATCAGGTGCAGCAAAGATCTGTTCCACAATGTCTTCGAAGTATTCGTAGTTGCCGCCTTCTTGTTGCATCATGGCAGGATGTTCGCCTGCGTCAAAGCGTCGATTGGCTTCTTGTACCGCAGTCAAGTGCATCCATACATTGTGACCCATCAGCAAAGCATAGCTGAAACTGTCCCATGAAGTCCGACCTTCCTTGCCAATCTTGTTGAGATCACCTGGTCGGTAGATACAAATGTCCTGCATGGTCAGCATGTTGCTAACGGGCGAATCTTGTCGAAGACATTTTCAAAATACACTTGTCCGTTTGCTGTGGCCAAGAACGGACTGGCACAGTCAAAGCTGATGGTGAATTGCGGATTGACATATTTTCTTACGGCTCTTTGAATAACAGTTAATAAAACGGCCCACTCCAGTTTGCTGGTGCCCAAAAAGTGCATCCAGTCGTGAATGCCCGGTTGCAAGAGATTGTCGTAACGTAAGGCAACCAGGCGTCTCAACACCAAGTGCACGTCACACATGTTTTGACCACCCATACTCCATCCATCAAAGTGAGTGTCTGGGTATTTCGCAGGGTCGCAGTATTCTTTCATGGTCTCATACCAAGCGTCAGCTGAAGTGTGATTGTCACCTTGCAACACGTTCAAGAACTTGGCACCACCACGAGCCACGCCCTTGCGGTGTCGCATGAAGTATTCGTTGTTGAACCGGGTGGCATCCACTGCTTCTTGCAGTGTGGTAATCTGACATGCAGCCGACGCCTTCTTGTCGTGAATGACCCAGGTGGGAATATCCAAGATCATACCGTAGTCAGCCACATTGTCCAACCAGTTCAGGATCAGCTCACGCTTTTTTTGTGCTTTGGCACAACCTGAATTGGCCTTCCAGTCGCCTTCCCACAAGCCCTTGGCAATCTGGAATCCGCCTGAGTCACCCAGCACAAACGTGCCAGGCTCTCGATTACGAACCATGTCTTCCGACCAGTCTTGTTTGTTCAAATCCAAGTTGGCATGACCACCTGAATACAGACTCCACCGGTAGGGAAACAAGGACTTTTGACTGTTAAGCCAGTTCAGCTGTTCCATGTCTGTGAGCTTGCTGGGCAGGGTCTGTGGGAACCGTGCAGGGTCTACATATGGCTCGTTTCTTTGTTTGCCCACAAACGTGGCGTAGAAGCCCGAGATGGCTGGCAAAAAAACAGCATATTGACTTTGGCCATCGGCGCCAGTTTGTTTGGCAGTTAAGTCGTCTTGGACAACAACAGGTTCAGTCATTATTTGCTTTGTGCTGGAAGGATATAGTTGTACACAGCAAGACCGGAATCAACTGTGATCATAGCAGCGCCATCATCGCTGATGCGTACAATCTTGTCGCCGGTCAGGTCCATGATCGACGCAAACTGCTTGGCCGGCCACGACCATGTGCGTTTGAGTTGACCAGTTACACCTGCCTGAAACACAAAGTTACCAGCGTGAGTGGAATGATCGCCAAAGAAAAACTTGAGATCGCCGTTTTCAGTCTTGGCCTGGAAGTTGGGCTCCTCTGCGTTGGCACTCATCTGCCATTTGAGACGCTGGATAGCAGCGTTGGCAGGCTCGAACTCAATGTGCCACGGTGGTACGCGGAATGTGGCAGTTTTGAGTTTTTCATTCACAACACCTGATGTCATAAATCGATAATTGTTCTTGAAGTCACCTGTTTTGTTTTCAAAATTGATGCCGTCGGGTTCGCCAGTGGTCCTGCGAGTGATGCCGAGTTTGGCATCTTCTCGATACTCTTGCAAGTTCAACAGAGTCTTGAGTTTGCCCAAGTTGGGCATGCCAAATGTGCCCACAAAGTCGGCCACAGGATTGTGAAACTTTGCCTGCACCACAACACTCAAATCTTCAGCCAGGGCCGAAACTTCAGTGACATCAGTGTCGCCTACGATCTTGATCAGGTCAACGCAGCCCAGATCAAAAGTGTGTTCTACCAAGTCTTTAAGACAGTCTTTCATAATATTCTCCTTGTGTTACAGTATATAGGTTTTATTGCGGAATAGCAATTATTTTGGCAAGACTTTGACCGCCTCGCAGAGTTTCAATTTCGCCAGGGCGAACAAATTCAATCCAACTAAGATCACCTGGTTCATCAGTGGCTGACACCATCTCAAGTCCGGCTGCCTCAGCAGCCTCAACAATTAGTCGTTGTGGAGTATAGCACATCCACGACCGTTCGGACAATGCAACACCATGCGCACGGTCGCAGTTGTTGTAGGTCATAATAAAGGTACCACCGGGGCGTAGCTTGCTGGCAATTTCCTGGATATACCGCCGAATCACTTCCATGGGCCGATAATTAAAATAGTTGTAGGCAAAAATTGCCCCAAACTGACCGCCAGGGATTTCATTTAAAATAGCACCAGGTACATAATCATTCACAACATATTGTCTTAGCCTGCGTTGATAATCAGGTGTGAAACTCCTTACTGCTGGATCTAGTAGTTCTTGATGGGTGTCTACAACATACAGCGGATCCATGGGAACCATGTCTTCGATAAACTTTTCAGTCCTTGGTCCAATGATCATTCCGGGTAATCGCCAGTCAGTTAGATTCTTAAGCCGGTATTGAAGAGTCAAGAGAGAATCATCATTGATGCCTAGCCTCCTGGATAAAATATGCTGCACACTGTCGTGTCGCATTTCTTGATCAAACAATCTATAACTCTCTGCAAGATATGCGGGCTCCTGTTCGTAAACCATTTGAACAAGTCGTTGTTTTATTCGAGACAGTATAGATTCAAAATCATCTAACCCAAGTTTCACTGAGTCAAAACATTGCTCAAGGTCTTGACTACAAGAGTCGACTTGTACCTCATGGTTGGCAACCACATGCAGTACCGCAGCTAATCTGCGAGTAGACTCTGCTGCCTCGTTGTGTACATCTAACGTGTCTAATAGATTTAGATAAGCAACAATTTCGCTAAGTTTCATTGGAAAGAAAATAAACTTGTAAATGTATTGTCAGTGTTGGTGGCCGAAGCAAGATCCCAGTCCAGCACACCCAGTAGGTTATCTACTTTGCCATCTACCACAGTGGATTCCATTGTGGCATCGTCAAATGGCAGTTCAGTAAACCATGCGGGCAAGCGTTGCTCGTCGGTGGGATATCCAATTGACGTCCAGCCCAGGGCATTGCTCCGAAGCTTGCACACAATGGTTTTCATGCCATCCACAATCTGCATTGAGTAGTTGTCGCCGTTCATTTTACGCATCTGATTCCAGTTTAGTGCTGCTCGCACATGTCCAGGCATGTTGGCTTTGCCTTGTTCGGCTTCGGCCGCACCATACTTGGTCAAGTTGTTCACACGCTTGGGCGAACCTTTTTCCCAGGCCGGACGCTCCTTGAACTCGTACTTGAACTTGCGAATGTGTTCGATCAGTTCGTCACGTTGGGCACCGGCCAGCAGTCGATTTAGAATTTCTAGCAAGAACTCTTGAATAACTCGGGGAGTGTCTGAACGTTTGAGATCCAGGCCAGTGGCCTTGGTCTTGCCCAACTTGCCGTTGACATCATAGCGTTTGCCTTCGATGTCAATGGCGTTGACAGCATAGCGTTTCTTGGTAATAAACAAGCCACGGTCTGCCACAGTTTCTCGACCAGCCTTGATCAAACTGCCCATGTCTCGTGGACAATGAAATGCCTGCTCCATAAACGCTGGAAAGCTTTCGTTCACTTGATCAGCAATGCTATCATACAACTCAATACAAGTTTCTGCCGACCATTCCATACGTCCTGCTTCTACTTCTTTTTTCAACACAGGCCAAGCTGAGAAATAGCACGAGTCAGTGTCACCATATCGTTTAGATATGCGTCCATGTGTCGGGCAATTGCACGACCAGTAAGAGTGGTAGACTGACCAATACGCTTGTCAAAAAATCTACAGCCAGGGTTAAGAATAGCACCATATAGTGAGTTCAAGTTAATTTTTTTCACAAGCTGTCGCTTGTCCCAGAACGCAATTTCTTTGGGATCAGTTGCGGCCTTTTTCCGGGCCTGCAGGTCCTTGCGTTCGGCATACCATCGTTCCAGCAGGCCGGGAATGATACCTTTTTTCTCATAAGTGAGAATAGTACCGTTGGCAGTGAGAATCCAGGGCTGGTTCGAATCAAAGATCAAGCTCCAGATTTCGGCACCCGAGTGTGTGCTTTCCGAACCGTCCTGCCAGTCAATGGTGATTTCTGTGCCAATCTCCTGCTTCATCACAGCTTCATATTCGAAACTACCAAACAAGCCTTCCCAGGCCATGGCAAAGCTGGAGCCTTTGGCAATCTTTTCACGAATGTATCGATCAGTAATGGTCTGCCGTAGTTGGCCCACAATGGTCTCTGGGCCCATGTTCATGGCACGAATGGCCGAGGGATAAAGACTGTTGATGTCAACTGACCCTACCCACTCGTGTACACCTTTCTTGGGATAGGCCACATAAGCACCAGCGGCTTGATTGTCTTCGCTGTCGTTGCGCTGTTTACGATTGGGTACCACCATGCCACGTTCATGTGCTTCCACAATGATGGCCTGTTCAGTCACTGCCACAGCGCCCATAGTTGTCTGCAACAACACTGAGTTGGCATGTGCCAGTTCGTTGGCCAGGTCCAGGAATCGCAGTTTCTTGTCCAGCTCGGCCAGACCGTTCACGTCCTGGCGGTTGTATTCAATAAACTTTTTGAAGTTCTGATTGTACAGCTGATCCAGGGTGCCTTCGAACTTGGTCTTGCCGTCCAAGCCTTCGTACTCCAGAATAGCATCCAGGCTGTAGCTATGACGTTCTTCATAAGTGTACTTGCGATACAACTGCATGTAGTCCAGGTGCACACGGCCAATCAAATCAAAAGTTTCTTGTTCGGCACCAAAGCGTTCAAACATACGCTTCTTGGGCAACTGTCCCCATAAGCAGAACTTTCTAGTGTCGTCCTTGCTGAGCACACGAGTCACACGGTTCACTGTGTAGGGTATGTCATAGCCTTCTGAGTTCCAGCCACTTAACACATCTGCGTCATCGATCAGGTCCAAGAACACCTTGAGCATTTCTGCTTCAGTTTCAAAGATCAAGGTATTGTCAAAGTCCGCCACCAGTTCCCTGGCAGTGTCCATGCTCATGTGCCGCGGAGGAATGGCCAGTGTGACCAACTGATCCAGCCAGTCCAGGTACACTGAGATAGCAGTGATAGCATTGAACGCTTCTTCTACAGGCGAGAATCCTCGCTTTTGATCAAAATCTGTTTCAATGTCGAAAAAGGCTGTGTGTAACGGGGGTGCGTCTTGCCCTTTGTAGTTGTCTTCCAGGCATCTAAAGATGGGGTTGATATCACTCTCATACAACTGCTTGCCAGATTGTACTCGAACTTCTTTACGAAACTCTTTGTTGTTTCTGGTGCTGAACCTAGACACAGGTGTGCCATAAATTGATTTGAATTTGCCCCTAGCATCGTCGTAATAAAAGATGTAGTTGGCTGGGTATTCGCGATACACACGACTGCTGTCGCGCCGCTCTACCACATGGATGCGATCGTGTTCACGATCATAAAGACTGTCTACGTAACTCATTGATTCCTTTGTGACTTTTGGCTCACTGGCCATTCTACATGCTGCTTACGGCAGCGACTCGGCATCATATATGTATGCAATTACAGGGTCTTGCCCACAGTTTCCAAGATGGTTTCCAGCAGTTCGTGATCCTGTTTGGCTTTGCCAAATTCGGCTTTGTGGGCCAGCTTGATAGCTTTTTTGAGCACAGCGGGTTTGATCTCTAGTTCTTCAGCAATGGCCTTGATGGTGTCGTTCAAGCCGCCGGTCAAGGTTTCGATCTCTTGTGTGACCTGCATGCCCTCGTTGATAATCTGAACCAGCTTGATTTTCTGGTCGCCGTTGAAAGTTTTGTCTGACATAAAGTTCTCCTTGTAGCACCAAGTATAACAGATGTCTAGGGCAAACGCAATACCTATCTAAAATATTTAGGCAAGATTGCTTTTAGACTTCGTCAATATAGTCTTGTGAAAGATCTTGTTTCTTGCGACGTTGCTGAAACAATCGCACTGCCATGTCAGCATGATCAATATTTTGAAAACGTGTAGGCAAGCTGCGGCCACCACGACGAACTTCAAATCCACGACCTTCGTCGCCGTAGATCTCCAGCATGGCACCATCTTCCATGGCCACTGTTTTAACTGGCTGCTC